TATTTGTCCATATTTATGAAGGAGAATGCCGACATTAATAAAATATTAAAATAATATGTAGGTTGTGAGTTTTAAAAAGTGTGTATTTAATTAATTTAATTTAGCAATTAAATTATTTTTCCAGAATTTTTTTTCTTTAGCAATATTATAAAATGGGAGGCGGACTTATGCAACTCGTAGCTTACGGCGCTCAGGATGTTTACCTTAAAAGCCTGTAGGGTAGAAAAACATCGGGGAATATTAAACCAATAAAATATTCATAAAACCCTTTGTGGCCTTTGTTGCAAATAATTAGCAACTTATCCACTGATGTTAATTAGGGATACTAAATAAATGTTTAGTATGAAAAACCCTAGTGAGAAAATCAAACTGCTTGAAACCCCTAAAGCTTATTCTACTAAGCAACTTTTGTGAGAGAGTTGTGGCCAAGATAAAAAACTTGGGTATAGTAAAAATGAATAAGATAATTTCAAACGTGAAATATTTGAAATAAATGGGCAATGAGCATCCAAGCTTCTTTAAATTTTATAATAAATAATAAAATGAAATAAATAGAATAAATAATATATATAATAAATGTCAACTCTTAATAATGAAATAGTAGAAATAGACAGACAGTGTGTTAAATGTGGAACAACTAAATGTATTGAAAAATTTAGACAATACAATAGCAATTCACATTCTAATACCTGTAAAAAATGTTTAAATGATATGGATAAAATAAGAAAAAAACATCTAAGACAACAAAAACAAGATAATTGTTTGGCAAAATGCGAAAAATGTAATAATGAAAAAATACTAAAAGATTTCGCTAAGCTTAAAAAATTTTACAAGAAAAAAATATGTCTAGATTGTTATCCAACATTTTTAAAAGAACAAAAAACTGAATGGTGCAAAAATGAACACAATACAAATATGAATTACAGAATAAAAAAATCATTGGCTGCACGGTTAAGAAATGTTCTCAATAAAAATGACACTACTATGAATTACATAGGTTGCAATATTCAATATTTTAGAGAATGGCTAGAATATAATTTTACAGGAGAAATGAACTGGGATAATTACGGTTCATTCTGGTCAATTGATCATATCATTCCTGTATGTAAATTTAATTTGTCTGTTGAAGACGAAAAATTTAAATGTTGGAATTGGTCAAATATGATGCCAGTGACAGTAAATTATAATTCATCTAAAAAAAATATTGTTATGGAACAAATAAATTATATTATTGAAAAAATAGAAAAGTTTAAAGAAGAAGGTTCAACGACTAAATGGTTTTCGAGTGAATTTATATTAAATATGGAACTAGTTTTAAGTAAATAAAAATAAAACGAAATAAATTCATTTTAAGATATAGTCTAATCCTTATCGAAAGATAAGGTAGAGGAAATGTACAGGTAATCCTCAAATCACCTTCTGGAAGGTAACTTACAGAAGGTACACTAACTTTGCCATCGAATCGATTGAGCAAACTTTCAACGGCCAGGCCGATTTTGGACGAAGAGTTCAATGCGTCATCTCCAGAAACGGTGACCTCGCTTACAGAACCTATTTGCAAGTGACTCTTCCTGAGATCAACCAGCTTATGGGCATTGCCTCCTTCGCCGCTGGCGTTGGTTCCGGTGTCTATGCCCGTTGGTTGGATTTCCCCGGTGAGCAACTCATTGCTCAGGTTGAGGTTGAGATCGGTGGTCAAAGAATTGACCGCCAATATGGTGACTGGATGCACATCTGGAACCAGCTCACAATGACTGCTGAGCAACAGCGTGGATACTTCAAGATGATTGGTAACACCACCCAGCTTACCTTCATCACTGATCCCTCTTTCTCTGAGGTTGATGGCCCTTGCGACTCCTTGGCTCCCCGCCAGGTTTGCGCCCCCAGAAATGCTCTCCCTGAGACCACTCTGTACATCCCTCTCCAGTTCTGGTTTTGCACCAACCCCGGTCTTGCTCTGCCTTTGATCGCTCTCCAATACCACGAGGTCAAGATTAACCTTGATATCCGCCCTATTGATGAGTGCTTGTGGGCTGTCACCACCTTGTCTTGCAACTCTGGTGCTACTGCCAATGACCCCGCTGGAAGCAGAACTGCCTCCGCTGGATATGCTCTTAACCAGTATACCCCCGGACGCCCCGTTCCCGCTGCCATTGCCTATAACCAGTCTTTGGTCGCTGCCTCTTTGTACGTCGACTATGTCTTCTTGGACACTGACGAGCGCCGAAGATTCGCCCAGAACCCCCACGAGTACCTCATTACCCAGCTCCAGTTCACTGGTGATGAGTCTGTTGGTTCTTCCTCGAACAAGATCAAGCTCAACTTTAACCACCCCGTTAAGGAGCTTATCTGGGTTGTCCAGCCCGATCAGAACGTTGACTATTGCTCATCTTTGGTGTGTGATGCTCTCCTGTTCAAGGTTCTCGGTGCCCAGCCCTTCAACTACACCGATGCCATCGATGCTCTCCCCAATGCTATCCACGCTTTCGGAGGCCCCGCTGCCGTCGCTGCTGACTCTCGTGCCTTCATTGATGCCCGTGGTCTCTTCAACGATGCTGGTGCTCTTGACTATGACATCCCTCCTGGCTTCACTGGATACTGGAACGGTGCCCAAAACCCCTACAATGAGTGGAATGGTGGTGGCCCGGCTGTTCCCTTGAATCCTACTGCTGCTGCTACGATTGACCCCACCATCCTTGCTCAACTCAGGGATCTCTCCAATGGTCACCTCGATAACTCCACCGTCTCTGACGCTGGTACCTTCGTTTTGACTGAGTCTTCTTTGGATATGCACTGCTGGGGACAAAACCCCGTCGTCACCGCTAAGCTCCAACTTAACGGCCAGGACCGCTTCTCTGAGCGTGAAGGAACCTACTTCTCGTGGGTGCAACCTTACCAGTCGCACACCAGAAACCCTGATGAGGGTATCAACGTGTACTCCTTTGCTCTGCGCCCTGAGGAGCACCAACCCTCGGGCACTTGCAACTTCTCCAGAATTGATAACGCCACCCTCCAGCTTGTCCTCTCCAACGCCACCGTTGAGGGAACCAAGACTGCCAAGGTCCGTGTCTATGCCACCAACTACAACGTGTTGAGAATTATGTCGGGTATGGGAGGGTTAGCTTACTCAAATTAAGTGAACTGAAATATAATATTTCAATTAGAAAAAATAACAATTTAATAACTAAATTAACTCTTTTAATTATTAAAGCAAAAAGGTAATAAAATATCTAGTATATATATAAAATGGCATCAAAATCTGCATCCGATGTACCAGCACATTTACCCAGACACGGCGAAATTAAGGCACTCATTGCGTTTTCACGCAATCAAGGAGCAAACGGCCACGATGATTTCGGAAAGGCTGAAACATTGTTACGAAAAATGAAAGACAGAGGCGTAAACTTAAACAAAGTTCGCCGAGCAGCAAATGAAGAAATTTTTGACGACCGTAATGCACAAGAATTTCTAATTGAACGGATTAGATATGTAGACACAGGCGCAGAGTCGCCTAATTCTCAACGTCGACGTGAGGCAAGAACTGCTTCTGCATCAGTAGCAAAAGGCAGACGAACTAAGCGTAGACGTGGTTCTAGACGTAGTCACAGTGGTACTAAACGCCGTAAACATAGTCGAAGACATTAAATTACTTGTATTTTATATAGTGTAATTTATCTTTAACATCTACAGCAAATGATACTAAGTATGACATTAAACGGGACAATTGAGTTTCCATATTGTTGTTTTGTTCAACCAATTGCTTCATCTGATCTTCCATCATAAGCAATTTGATATTAATGTTAATTACCAAACTGTCCTTCTCCGACAACATTTTTAGTAACATAATATTTTCTTCTTTAAGAGATTTATTCTCAACCGTAAGATATTTATTATCAAGCGTAAGAGTATTGGTTTCATTATCTAGCGACATATTGTTACAATTTAATAACAAGTAATCTTTAACTTTTTTACAAACAATAATAAACAATTAATAATAATTAGCATTTAAATATTAAATATTAATTATTAAGTATAAATAATGTTGATTGAGCCAAATGTATTAATTTTTGGAGGTAATGGATGGATAGGTTCCAAAGTAGTAGATTTGTTACAAGGTATGAATATTAAATGTATCACGTCATTATGCAGAGCAGATGATATAAATATGATAAAAAGAGAGCTCGATTTGATTGGAAATGTGACACACGTTATGAGTTTCATTGGTCGCACACACGGTGTTTATGAAAACCAAGTCATTGGCACGATTGATTATCTAGAAAAACCTGGTAAATTGGTTGATAATATGAAAGACAATTTGTTTAGCCCAATTGCTTTAGCAGAACTATGTAAGCAAAGGAACATTCATTTTACTTATTTAGGTACTGGATGTATTTTTGAGTATGATGAACAGCATTTATTTGGAGACACCACGACTGGTTTTGTAGAGTCTGATTTACCAAATTTTGTTGGGTCATCCTATTCAATTGTGAAGGGATATACGGACCGAATGATGCAACTTTTGTATTCAGAAACTGCACTGAATGCTAGAATTCGTATGCCTATTACAGATGAATTAGATAGTGGACGTAATTTCATTACAAAAATTATCAATTATCCAAAGGTCTGCTCTATTCCCAATTCAATGACAGTTTTAGACGAGTTGTTACCGGTTTTGATTGACTTGGCTCTACGGAGACAAGTTGGCACAGTAAACTTAACTAATCCAGGACTAATTAGTCATAATGAGATTTTGTCAATGTATAAAGAGATAGTAGACCCTGAGTTTACTTGGGCAAATTTCACAATAGAAGAACAGAACCAGATATTAGCTTCAAAGAGGTCGAACAATTGTTTAGACACGACCAAATTAGTGAGTTTGTGTCCCAATGTTTTGCCAATTCAGGAATCGGTTAGAAACGTGATATTAAGAATGAAAGAAAAAAAGAATTAATTTAGAATGTTCAATCTAAAGTTTTTTATAAGCGTTATAAATGTATAAATAAATTAGATTATATATTTATTATGAAATTATTAGTAACAGGTGGATGCGGCTTCATTGGTTCCAATTTTGTGAACTATTATTTCAAGCAAAACTCAGACGTAACCATTGTAAATTTAGATGCAATGTATTATTGTGCGTCAGAGACAAATGTCAATGAAGAGGTCCGTAATTCCGACCGGTATCATTTGGTAAAAGGCAATTTGTGCTCTTATGATTTGATAGCGAATATTTTGAATATTTATCAAATAGATACGATTATTCATTTTGCAGCACAATCACACGTGCAAAATTCATTTGAAGATGCGCTCCAATATACGCACGATAACGTCCAAGGGACACATACTTTGTTAGAAGCAAGCCGTAAATATGGAAAAATTGTTAGATTCATTCATATTTCAACGGATGAAGTATACGGCGAGTCAATGTTGAATGAAAATGAGGAGAAGAAGAATGAGAATTCTATCTTGTGTCCAACCAATCCTTATGCGGCGACAAAGGCAGCAGCTGAATTGATTGCAAAGTCTTACTATCATTCTTTCAAAATGCCTATTATTATTACTCGTGGTAACAATGTATATGGTCCCAATCAATACCCAGAGAAGCTGATACCCCGTTTTATTCAGCAGCTAAAAAAGGATGAGAAAGTTACAATTCAAGGTGATGGTTCTAATGTTCGTGCATTTTTACACGTCAATGATGTGTGTTCTGCGTTAAAATTGGTATTAGAAAAGGGTGAAATTGGGGAGATTTACAATGTTGGTAGTGATGACCACCACGAATACACTGTTCTGCAAATTGCTCACATATTAATAGAGAAAATCAAGCAGACAAAGAACCATGATGACTGGATTACATACATTGAAGATAGACCATTTAATGATAAGCGATATTATATTAGCAATGAAAAAGTGAAGCAATTGGGTTGGACAATTGATATGGACTTTAATAATGGAATTAATGAATTGATTAACGAATAAACTAACAAATTATAACAACAAAATAATGACTTAAAAATAATATATATGTATTATATAATATACTATACTATGCAGATATTTATTAAAACTTTGACTGGTAAGACAATCACTGTGGAGGTTGACCCAAATGATGCTATTGAATCTGTGAAACAAAAAATTCAAGACAAGGAAGGTATCCCGCCAGACCAACAACGGCTCATATTTGCGGGAAAACAATTGGAAGATGGACGTACGTTACAGGACTATAATATTCAAAAGGAGTCGACATTACACTTGGTTCTTTAAGTAGATTTACAATTAAATAATATTGCAAATAATATATTATTTTATTTATTTTTATTAGTCTTTTCTGGCGTCAAACACGCCTTGATATGGTGAACAGTCTGACCTGAATGCCTTGAAAAACGTGATATCATATTTTGAATAACAGCTGAATTGGCTGGTTTTTGATTCTGTAACATATACTTGTGAATGTTGTTAATATAATATAAATTGCACTTGGGCTTATCGAATTTTATTTTTTTAAATGCACTTGAACTAACAAATAACAACATTGTTGTCATTAATAATAGAATGGTAGACCACATCTTATTTGGTAGTAAGTTTGTTTATAATATTATAAATATTATAAACTTATGAAAAAAATATTCAATTTTATTTAATTAATTAAAATACTAATAAACCAGTTATACATTTATACATTTATACATTTATACATTTATACATTTATACATTTATGCAGTTGCACTCTCTTCATCTTCTGATTCACCTTCGTCTTCTGATTCACTTTCGTCTTTGTCTTGAAATTCAGGGTTAGCATTATTGAGCTCTTCCTCTGTGACCTCGACATAATCTGTGCCATTCCACTTAATATTTCCGGAGTTGAACAGCACATTCATATTCAAGACTTCAGGTTTGTCTTCCGACCGAAACTTGGTAAACAGTGTTTTAATCTGTTCATCATCTCTGAAGCGTGCACTGTATTCCTGCTGAATGTTATTACGACCAATTCTGCCAAGTGCCTGAATAATTTTCTCCTGCGTCATATTCAAATCTTTACTCAAATAGCCGTGACAGAACTGATAGTTGGTTCCATAAATGTAGTCACTGTCTGCAATAATCAAATAGAGCTGTTGCTTGTCTGCCAACTTCTTCATAATCTCAGTATATGCAATGCTCTTGTGCTCAGTAAATACACCAATTCCAAGCAACAAGAGAACCTTCCAACTGTCCTCAACGTCTTTCAACAACATAATAGCGGTAATTGACTGCTCATCAATGTTACTAGTGAATGCCAATTTTGTGTCAAGTCCGACAGCCCATTTCTCAAGATGTGCTAGTTTATTTGGAATAAATATATCATTTAGTGATGCACTCTTAACCATTCCTTTCAAGTCTTCGATTATAGCCCGCAACTTTTCAATTGATGGGTTCTCGTCTGCTACAAGAGAACGGTCAATCATCTTAGATGCAATTTTCATTTTACTCTTCTTTTCCTTTGTTTTTGATGAAGCGCCAGTTGACCCTAACAATTTGTTAGTAAGCTTCTCCTCTTCAAATGCGAGTGTATGTTCAAGCTCGGAAATTTTTTCATTGATTGCATTATTGAACTCAATTTTCTCTGTAATATCCTTCATAATAACCGCTGGAATGTTCGCCTGTTGGATGCAGAACTTGGCAACTTTCTGCACGTCATTGGCTAAGAAGATAGTAGGCCCGTCTGTGAGTGAATACGAATCCTTTGTAGTAACATATATGGCACAACTGCCATTGGGCTCTGGTCTCGGTAATGCAAGATTGGTCTCTTGCTGACTGGCCATTCTAGACAAAGGAGTGCCACCAATTGTACCATTAAGCGGAGCATTACCAGTTCTGTATGTGGAACCTGGACCAACGCTGACTGACTTGGATATCTTGTTTCCAGCGGCATCAATTCCACTATTTGGCACAATGCGCTTATATCTTGTATCCCTAAAGTGTCGATAGATTTGAGACCAAGTTTCCTCAGTTTTAATATTCTTTAAAACCTTCAAATAGTGCAACTTGATGCTCATCATATTAATATCATCAACACTTGCAAAATTTCTGGCGAATTTGGCTACACTCTTTGTGCAATCATTGCGTTCAGAATACATTATGAAGTCAGATGCCTCTTTCAAATCAAAATATCTGAGTAGGGTCAGATTTTCGTCACAGTGTTGAGAAACCTTAAGAACCTCATTGTAGTCAGAGCCGCACGTATAATGAGGCATTACAACGAAACCATTGTTATTTAAAATTGGGATTGATTTCTTGCAATCGTGGCTGACAATATTGAATATTCTTGGCGGGTCGCATCTTGGCTTGGTAAATTTGGCTCTGAAATCGGCAATCGTTTGCGTCAACTCGTGTTCTTTTGGTAAAGTGGCAGACGATAAAACCATATTGGGAATGAGATTTTCTTGCCAATTTTTCTTTATAACCGAGTGCAAATGATGAGATTGATAATCCATTGTAATAGTTGGCTCGTCCCATTGAACTACGATGTTTCGTGGAGAATTAAATGCCAACATATAATACATTGCTGGTAAATAAGAGCGAATATCGCAAATAATAATTTCAACTTTTCGTCCATTGCTATTATCAACCTTGCCAATTCCACCAGTGCGTTTGTTAATAGTGTAGTCTGCTGCAGCGAAGAAATGAAGACGCACGTCCTCAGCACTAGAGCAGCCAAATGCAAATGCAATTTTTTTACCACAAGAAATTGCAGCACGAGCTAGTTGGAGACCAACGTGTCTTGCAGCACACACGAATATGACACGATTTTCTTCTGAAAGGCCAAGAGGTGTCATTGTTTTACCTGTACCAGTAGGAGCAATATACAATATCAGCTTTGCACTGTATCCTTTGGCGGCAGTAAACACCTCTTTTTGATGCTCGTATAGAGTCATATCGCCATATTTTAACAGGTGTGTATTTTTCTCGATGAACTCGACCGAGTTGTCGACAATATGTCCCAAGTCTACTTCACCTTCAACTGTGTCAAGGACTGCAATAATAATATTTCTTAAATGATTATTTATTTTTTCAATTGTGTTTGCCAAAAGCTTTCGGAGCGTGTAATAATGAAACAGCCAGTGCTTGTTTGACTTGGAGCGCTCAGCCAACAACTTATCAAAGTGGTTGAATAATATGAACTCATAAATTTCAGTCGTATCCGGATTGATTGTATCCATACGATTTAAACGGATTTGGTCTTTGCTCTTGAGTTTTATGTTTGTATTAATGTCTATGTAACAGATGCCGTCGCCAGCTTCTTCTGCTACTACTATTTCATTTGCAGTTGCTGCAACTTCAGCAGCGACTACCATTTTGTGCTTTTTATGTTTATTTCCCTTTGACTTCTCAAACTTTATGCATGTGAGATTGTATTTTTTAATGAATTCCTTGATTTTGTCTCCAAAATATTTATTGAAGAGGAATTCTTCTATTTCAGGATTGAATTCTATCTTTAGATAAGTAAAGAGAGAATTTGTCTTATTAATCTTGATATTCACGTCTGTATAACCCTGTGTTATTAAAGATAACACTTCCTTTTCCTTATCGGAAACAGGGATCTCGATAGATTCCCACTCAGATTTAGATAATTTAACTTGTTTTAGGTCCATTCTTTAGAATAAGTATACGATATTTATACTTATTTCTTTAAATGATTTTCATAAATCAATTTTTTATTTAGCCCCTTTTATGCAATCGTAAAAAATTGAATTTGGATTTTTATTTAAAAATAAGAGTATAGAATATTATAAGAAGATGACCAACAGAATACACAATACATTTGATGGGTTATATGATAAAGTTAGAGGGGATAATGAAGAGTTCATAAATGAGGATGAATTTCAATCAAAAGTAGATGAATTAGTAGACACAAATTTTATTCATACAAGCCTACTAGACGATTTTACACTATATTCAGCTCGCCCCGGGTTAAAATGGCCTGATTTTGTACACATCGATGACAGTATTAAAAAGTCAATTTTGCTGTTATTAGTTGAAAACCCCACGACATTCTTTATATTAGTGAACACCCAAAAGGGGAAGAGTCGCATTTCTTCTCTTGAAATAAAAAAATGGAGTGAAGATGTTACTAAAAAGGTTGTTGGATTTGTTATTGTTGACAATGATAAAACATTAGCAGACCAATCTGCGGGATCATTTATACAAACAATTGGTGAGGAAAATGTTGAATTAATTGTACTTTCAAGTAATTCAAAAACGACAGTTGAATATATTCAAAGAATAATAGATTCTTATGAATTTAACAATTATCCGATGCCAGTTATAGTTGCACTGGCAAATG